ATCTGTGAGTTTTTTGGTATTACAGCAACATTCCATGTTTTGGTACCAGCTGCTGCCGCCATGCTAATCATTATTGACTGAGTCATAGCTACTTGACCTGTGTTTTTAATATCAGTACCAAGAACTATTCCTGTAGTTTCTCTTATCTCTCCAGCTTTAATCGGTCCTGAAAAATTTGTATTTGCCACTATTCTTCTCCTATTAGTTTGTATTGATCAGCAACGACTTGTCCACCTTCGCTAAATTTATATTTATATCCTGCTGCTACAGTTCCTTCATTAGTATCCGGTCTATAGTTAGCCTCTCCACTTACAGAGTGATTACCTTTATTGTAACTAGCTCTCGCTTTTAACTTAGATCCTTTCAATACATTCTCTGGCTTCTTATTAGAAATAGCATTAACAACACTATTGTTTCTAAGACTTCCTGAGATATCTAAATCAATTCCACCAAGATTAATCTTTTGTTTCCCTTTAATCTTTGTTGGTTGAAGTTTAAGATTAGCCATTAACTTCCTCCCTTTTGTACTGTGTCAGGAGTTCCTGCTGGACTCCAGTTATCTTGCATTGTATTAGTTCTAGAACGTCTAGCTCTGTTACGAGTTCTGGCTGCTTCTGATGCATAGTTTTGTTGCCATGCTTGTAATACTGCATAGTCTTTCATGAAGTATGTAGCCTCTATCATAGTTGCATCAAACAATAATGATGGACAAAAGTCTGTAAGATAATTTGATTGTGTTGCTGATGTTAGTGTAGTGAGATTAGTTTGATAAGCTATCTCTGCATCCAGAGTTGCTTCTGGAGTTGGAGCTATCTTAATCTGTGTATTAGTTTTAAAACCATAATACCTAGGTGTACCAACAGAAGCTTCAACAGGCCAGTAGTCCACTACATAGTCATACTCTCTTTGTAATAAAGAACCTTGAGAACCAGCAGTATTTACTACTAGTCCTTTTACTAACTGTGAACCAGTTGGTACTGTTATAAAGGGATTGTTAATACTTACTGCAATACTTACGTAGCTAGTTAAACCAATATCATCTATGTCCCCAAGTATTCTTTCTTGAGCTCTACCCACCATATTAGGAAGCTGACCGACAAACTCTGCAGCTTCATTCTCTGTGGTTGCGATAACTGAACTTACTAATGCAGTATAATTCATTTAACTATCCGTAATAAATATAGGTACGTGATTTAGGATCAGAAGTAGAAACAATAGCTTGAGTTCCATCTGCTGCCACACTTACCATTGTCATAGAAACTTTTCCATTTACTCTGATACCCAAGGCATCGAAATAAATTGTATCGCTTTGATTAATAACAGTAATTGGTTGTTCTATTATTGTTCCTGATACATCAGCCAATCTTATTATTGTATCAGCTGTAGAACCAGCATAACCAAAACCTCTTATACGGGTATCTATAATAGACACACCTGTTTGTAAGTCTACCATATTCATGCCACCACCTGCTGAAACTTTATAGCTTGCAAAAGCACTTCTAATATTTGTTGCCATCTTTTACTCCAATTGTCAGGGGAGAAAATTACTCCTCCCCTATTATAAACTAAACTTAATACTTATGGAAATTAAGTTATGGAGCAGTTACACATCCACTACATTATTAAAGTTACGATGTTGTAGATAATCAATGACTACATACATTGCACCAGTAGTACCTGCAGTACCTGCTGCAGTATGTACACAGATTACTCTTTGATCAGTTGCACCTGTATCAGTCCAATTTATTGTATCAGCTGGTACTCCACCTATATTATGAAAACCAATTGTATCTCCTACTGATGTATTATCTACAAATAAATCAGTATTACCTACAATACCAATATCAAAAACATCAGATGTTCCTGAATTAAATATTTCTGTTACGTGTCCATGTATTGCAGTAATCATACTACGTGCTGGAATAACAACAGTTGTAGATACAGTAGTATCAGCAAGTGATACAAAGAAAGCTTGGGAATTTTGTACCCAACCTATATTTTTAACGTCATCGCCTACTGAAGTTCCAGTAGTTTGTGAAATAGAACCCGTTCTTATTGGTCCTGAAAAAGTAGTATTCGCCATATTATCTCTCCTGTCGTGGCTAGTGTCAGCTTTCGCTGTCAGAAGTAATTATTAAATAGGGGAGAAAGATTATCCTCCTCCCCTGTGTTCTAAGTGTTAACTTCCAGCTGAACCGAAGTAACCTCTCCAATCAGACCAACCGAAAGAGTATCTTTCTCTAGCCTTATATCTTAGGTTTCCAGTATCAAAGTCAGGTAACATCTGTGTTTGCAATGGTGTTCTGTTAAACATTTTAGTTCCGTTAGGACAATCTGTTTTCAAGAACCATGCATCCGCATCGCTGAATCGTTTATTAACGAAGTAACCATTAGGTACTAGACCACCATGGTTAATTGCATTAATGTCATTGTCAGCAGTACCCGGTCTGTAAGGACTGTCTAATAGACGAGCAGCTGCAAACTGATTGTGTGGTGCAATATGAATTGATAATCCATTTGTACCAATCAGAATGTTTCTGTCATCTTTAGCAAGTTGAACAGATACTAAAGCAGATTCAAGTGATGCTTCAGATAAGTCAGTTGTACCATTAGTAGCAATCAAATTACTTTGAACTCCACCACCAATAGTAGGGTGAGAAGCAGAGAATAAAGGAACTCCATCTCCACCACCATAAAGTACATTGAATCCTTGATTAAAGATGTCTGCACCTTTTACTTGTTTAGTATTTGCCATCGCTCTTGCAAGACCTCGTGCACGAAGTTTAGAGAATGTATCATAAAGATTATCCTCCATAGCTTCTTCTGTTACACTAAAGGCTAATGCAATTGTTTCTGCAGTATACCTTGCTGTATATGAATCCTGAGCGGTATCATATTGAACAGCAGAACCTTCATTTTTAACTGGAGCTGATCCAAAACCTGTGAAGAGTACTTCTTCTTCAAATGCTCTGTCTGAACTTTCAGTCTCAAATAATGGTGTTAATTCATCCACAACTTCTCCGTATTCCATGCCGAATATAGCATTTAATCCGGGAACAAGTTGCTTCGCAATACTAGCTCTATTAATAGCAGCCATGTGATTTCTCCCTTTCTATTATGCTACGGCACCAGCACGAAGTGCATGGTGGATTAATTCTACTTCCATTGATGGATAAGCAGACTCGGCAGAATTGCCCGGTATTTCTTCATATCCAAGAGGACGTAACAGAGCTGTTGCTCCTGTTTTACGTGAACTAGCATCTAATGAGCCATTACTTTGACCTGTGATAGTAGAACCTGTGCCTATATTAGCTTCGAAATTAAGAGTCATAATATCTCCAGCTGTTACAGACGCATCTGCTTGTACTATGAATGTAGCATACGGATCGTCACATACGTATCCTTTTGCTTGTGATCCGCTTAGTACAGCTGTAGAAGCTGGCCAATAAGCTGACCATGTTGGTGTTCCATTAGCTGCTGTATATTGACAGCCTTGGAATACTCCGATAGGTGCTGCGCCTGAATTAGCTCCATTTGCAAGAATAGTTAAATTCCCTGCTGAAACTTCTACAAGAGTACCAGTATACATTGATGTGGCATAACCACTAGCAATATTATACATGTTTGTTCCTGTAGAGTTGGACGCACTACCCCATCTGCGAGACGGAACAAGTCCGTTTGGTGATGCAGTATCTGACATCTTTATCTCCCTCGTGTGGTTAGTTAGTTACAAAAAAAAATTACAGCACTAAGACGAAAACTTTGGTTGTCTTCCTACTGTAGTCTTACTCTTGCTATTATTTGAAATAGGCATACGAGAGTCAGAGTTTGACATCAATTGCTGATTTACAGCATCAATCATACTATCTGATTTATCTTGATAATACTTATTTCTGGCTTCTGCTTGTCCTTTGGCTATCTTGGCAAGGGCGACATCCCCTCGAACAACGCAGTTTTTATAGCGACCTGTGTCTTGCACGACAGACGTTGGTAACATTTCCGGAACTTCCTTTGGGTCTACAAAGTCATAACCTTGTTGCTGTTTTCTTCCCACATTTTTATAGTCATCATCTCCTTTTAAAGATATACGTATCCAACGTAGTGCCAGTCCTTGGCTTAAAAAGCGATCATAAACATCATCTGGAATATCTAACAGATTAGGTTCCTCGTATGTATACTCTCTAGTTTGTTCTTCTCTTGTTTCCGTATTACGTGATTTATTCATTTTTGCACCCTTCTATCCACGATCTATGTTAGTATATTCACCTGAAGTTTCTGCTTTTCGCTTCTCGGCTGCATACTTCTCTAAAGGTATATTCCACTTCCTTGCTAAGCTTACATCTTCTTGAGTTAATGTAACCTTCTTGCTTTTAGAAGTGGGAGGAGTTCGTGACCCTCCTGCTACTACCTGTCGAGGGGCCTTCTTCGGTTGACCCTCCCCGAATTTATGAGGGAAATTAACTTTCATTCGATTGTCAACTTCTTCATAAAACTCTGATGAACTTGGATCATATCCTTCTTGCTTCAGTTGCAAATCAATTGCTAATGCTGAGGCAGTCATTATTTGATCTTGTCCAAACCAATTGTTATCTGGCTTCTTGCTCCACTCTACTGCCACCGGATCAAACTCTTGTTGTTGGTTAGCTTGAGGTTGGGCTTGAGCTTGCATCCCTTGAGATGGTTGAGCTTCTACTTCTTTCTTAACACGTTCCAGATTACTCTTATCTTTACTAATATCATTTAAGTCTACTTGTGCTTTAGATATTGCCTCCTGAGAAGCTAACATCTTTTCTTTATTACCACTATCATAGGCATCAAGATAACCTTGTTTAGCCATCTCTAAGTTTTGCTGCAGTAACTTTTCATTACTAGTATTAGCATTTTCTCTAAGATTTAAAGAACCTTTAGTAATCTCTTGTTGATTTTTTTCTAAAGCTTCTATACGTGCTTGGGCTTTAATCAAAGCTTCTTCACGTTCTTTTCTTTGTTTTACTAAATGCTTAATTCTTTTTTCAGCACCATCGGTATTAATACCTTCTAACTCTGGTATTTCTTTTTCTTTTACTTCTGGCTGTTCTTCAACAACTGTTTCTAATTTTTCTACCGGCTCTTCGTTCTCTATTTCAAAAGATACTTCTTCTTTATTTTCAGAGGATTTAGATGTATCTATCTCACTCCATTGTTCTTCTTCAGCCATTTTACTCTCCATAGTTTGCGAATACTAAGATTACGCATAGTTATTTTATACCATATAATATAGACTTAAGCAACTAAGTTAATGCTTGTGTCCAATACTGATGGGTCTTTAATAGTCATTAATACTTGATCATCATATATTAATAACATCTTCACACCTTGATAAACAAACTTAGTACCTGTTAGTTTACCATAGCATACATAATCTCCTTCTTTACACCAAGGTCCATTAGGAAATTTTGATTCATCTCCGTAAGATAAGTCACCTGTTTTTAAAACTCTACCTACAGTTGTAAGATAAGAAAGGTCATCTTGTAGTTTACTAGGAATAATAATACCACCCTTAGTCTTTTTCTTTGCAGTAACAGGTCTAATTAAAATATGAAAACCCGGAATACTTGGAAGTTCTTTTGGGTCAGCTACTTCTTCTTCACTTATCCAGTCATCATTAGTTATAGAGTTACCCATATTAGGATTCATCATTAAAACTTAAACTCCTGTTCAAAGAAGATAATACCATCATCGTCTATGTTAGAATCAAACTGATTAAGATCTTTACCAGTTTCTCTGTCCCAACCAAATTTAATAGTGTTACCACTTACTTGTTTATATTTTCCGAACAATCTCATTTTACTTTTCTCGTCTTCGTCCATATCAAAATAATATCTATAACCTGCTGACCAACCCGGAAGTGTACTGTATCCAT